TGCTGATATACCTATCCTGACTAAGTGCCATATTCTGTTCTCCTTGCCTGTAAAAGTTCTATTCTACCCAATGCCAATGTGTCAATCAAATCGGGTGAGTCTGTATTTCCATACCCTCTATGTGTTTTACGTCTACGTCTGCCGTCTGAAGCACCATCATTTTGAAATCGAACTGTTCCTCAACCTGGTGATTGTCGCTATCGTCCTCGTACACCTGCGATCTCGTGTTCTTTGTGAAGACAGGAGCGAACGGAAGGGTATCCCTGTTTCGCATATAATGCGCACCTCCGTCTGAATTCAACCACCACACTAGGCTTTTTGCGACATCTTCTGCAGTTTTTGTGCCGACATCATCCTCGACCATCCTCTTCCTGATTACTGAAACCTGCCACACTATCTCTTCAATCCACTGCTCTGCGCTTTTCAGCTTTACGGCCTTCCATTTCTTCGTGATTGGGTCGTAAACCTGATCGCACCAATAGCCCCTGCTCTGGAAACCGTATCTCTGCGTGCTAATCTTGTTCACGAGAACCAGCTTGTCTCCAAATGTCATGACCTGAGCATTGCTAGCCAACACGGTATATTCGGAGTTCTTTGTCACTCCAAGTCCAGTGTTCAAGGTCTCTATAAGAGCTGCTCTTATCTCATATTCGGTATACATAGATTAGTTTCCAGTATATCTCTTGTCCTGAACCGCCGTTACATTGACCCATCCGTTTTGTGGATTCCACTCGTTTACAGATGTGACATTCCACAACTTTCCGCCCCACAGAATCTGATCCGGCTGCTTCACCTCTGTTACAGATGACACGACGACCGACCCCCATGCATTTATGTAGTTCTTCGACCAGTCCAATCCGAGAGCCTCATATCTGCTTCTCTCGACCGGCTGAACCTCTCCCTGACACGTACTCCACCCACCATATGTCGGCACCTTTACGCCTATCCTGTTTACGGTTTCCTCGAACAGACTCCGGAACTTGAATATGCCAGTCACCTTTTCGGTGACAGTATGGATTATCGGCAATGCTAGATTAAGTAAGTTTATCACTCAATTACCCTCGCCTCTATGCTGTTGCGCAACGTTCCAGTGTCAACGGCACCCATATCTGTTATTTGACTTCTTATGTCTTCCACGATGTCTTCTCCGACAAGACTCAATCCGTTCGCATATCCGCTATCGTTTCCTCGTATTGCAAGAATGCACTTTTCACCAATCTCATTAGTCCATTTCTTCCTGTTCCTTACCGTGGCCGTCCTCATGAATGGTCTCGGACCGAACCTACCAGCCACTCCATACTCAACATACCTGGCAACCGTTGATACCTTCTTCCCATTTGGATATGTCGCATCCGAACTTATTCCAACCGCTATGCTCTTTCCGCTTGCTTTCTTCACAGAATCCACAACCGAAGCAATCTTCTTTTCAACCCTTCTGGTCAAATCGTCAAGTGATGAACATTGAATTGACATGCCGAATCAATCCCGGAAGCACTCCCTCAAATCGTCCCCGCCAAAATAAACGCCAACTGGAGTTTTCGATGCCATGAAAGCAAGATACTTCTGCCCGTACTTCGTCTGGTTTAGCCAATATTCCCACGAGTTCTGCGACTGAGGCAACGTCATGCTGACGCTCACTCCACCAACCGAAGATGATGTCACCATTCCATTCGAAATTCCTATCGAAGATGCACCAGAAACTCCGGCTGGGTCTTTAAGTTCCAACTCTATTTGCTTGTTCAGTATTATCATGTGCGCAGTCAGCAGAAAGCGCGCATAATACCTGTCCATTCCGTCGAGATAATCACAACACTGATTCGGGACGAAAAACACAGCCTGCTTGTATGCCCCATTCAGCAATTTGATTGAAAACTTCGTGACATCCTCGAACTCTGGAAACGCATCAATGAACTCATCATACGGGAATGGCTCATCCGTAAATCCAGACACAGGAGGACACCCCTTTGTTTCAAAGGACTTCATAACAACCCCGTGAAACGGATTGTTAAGACCGTATTTCATGTCCACTAGATTGTCTTCATCAAAATAATCTGGATACATAGTCTGCATCTCCTGTAAAATGCCATATTGTGAAAACTAGAAGAGCACCGCTTTTGCGAGGCCCTCCACTTGTTTTTGACAATGCGGATATCTTATTCCGAAATGAAATTGACACCCTTCTTGCCCTTTATGCGGTCGTTTCTGCCGCAGGAGGCCTGACAGTTGCCGGACTCCAATACGCGAGAATCGGTGCCGCTTGCATACTCTTCGTCACGCAACTGCGCAGATCCATCCCTCTTGACCATATCTTCAAGAGCCTTTGAGTCCTTTGTTGTCATGACGCGCAAGAACCCTTTCGCAACATGCCTGTTGAAAGCGGCCGATTTCTTCAGGTCTGCCAAGTCCTGGTCAGACACCTCGGTCCATTCACAATCCGACATCTGCAAGCTAACCGGGTTTGCAACGTTAGCCATTCCCTTTACGAAGATTTTCTTGACTGGTACAGCAGAGTTCTGCTTTCCGTCAGAGTAAATCGGGTAACACATCGTATTCGATGCTGTCGAGATAATATAGTTCGCCATCTTTTGAACTCCTTTTGTTCGTAGGTTTTAGTTCCGCCCATTTGATTGTTTAGAGAGATAAGGGGGTCGGGCGACCCCCTCTGCTCTTTCGAGGAGTCCCAACCTTTCGGAAGGGACTCCCCAATTGCCATTAGATACCGAAGTATCTGACAATACCGAGAGGCTGCTCAACGAAGCAACCAGCCGTAGCATCGAAGTACAACTCGTACAGACCCGTTGCACGTGGGACAGCGCCGATGAGACGAACCGCCGCAGGCACGATCTGCTCTGCGACAGGGTTGCCGCCGAGCTCTTCGAGCTTGAGGTAGAGAACGTTATCACCAGCAGCGGCATTGTCGAATTCAGGAATTGCAACAATGTCAGCCTTTGGCCAGGTCTTCGCGATGAACTCGCGGACCGAGTGACCGTGCTCGTTGACTTCATTCAGGTATGCATCGCAAGAGAGCGCAAGGCCGATCTTGAAAGCATGCTTTGAAGGAATGAAGTTACCACCGCACTGTTTCTGCAGGGCGGCAACAGCCGTGTTGAGGTCGCGCACGATGCCGTAGAAGTCCTTCTTCGACCACTCCGTAGCGCCGTCCTGCTCAGGAACGCTGATGTAGTCCGGGAGGTTGGGGTCGTTGAGGATACCGTAGGTCTTGTTGCGACCGATATTGTAGCCGTAGAATGCAACCGCATTCGTATTCAACTTGAACGCGAGACCGAGCGCCGCACGATCTGACTCATAGGCCGAAGCCTTCTGACCCATAGCCGCGAGGCGAGCCTCTTCGAGAGCGCCCGTCAAGATGCCCTGCGCAAAGCGGACAATCGTGCGAGCCTCTTCGTTCCAGTTGTAGCCGGCGAGCGGAGCCTGGGCATGATCCCCGTAAGGACGGAGAGAGCCGGTGAGCTCACGGACGCGGAGGACGATTTCCTCCTGATACCACTCACCAACGGTGGAGCGGCCGAGGAAGTCGTCGGCAGTCGTCGCCTGCGTGACAACCGTGATGACCTTGTTCATCCAGTGCTGGAGGAACTGGACAGGCACCTGGGCCGTCGGATCCGTCAGCGTCTGCGTCGGCATCGAGTCCATCACGTACTTGATAGCCGAAGCGTTCTGGTCAAAGGACACACCCATCTTCGCGAGGTTGTCCTGCGTGCGGAGGTTCTCTGGAGCCTCGTCGAGCGCAAAACCCTCGGTTTTGAGCTTCGGAGCACGGAACTTAACTTCAGTGATTTCCATCTTCTTTTTCCCTTTCTTGATTCGTAGGCTTAGGCTGCGAAACCGTTGACCTCGACAACCATCATGTCGCCGTCAGCGCCAAGGCGAGTGACCTTGCCAATCATCGCGTCCCAACCGGTGTTCGCGGCGGCCGTGATGGCAGTCGTGACCTTGTAGTAGGTCTTGATGCTGTACAGGTCCTTGCGCCAGAACTTGTCGTCCACGCTGTAAGCCGTACCAGCGGCGTACTCCGACGTGATGCTCGACGGATTGGAGACCGGATCGGGACCGAACAGCTTCCGACCAGCCATCTTGCCAGAGCCGATGACGTTGGAATACTCGCTGGACTTGATC